TGTCCCCTGCCGCGCTCGCTGCGGTGGCGTCAAAATCTACCAGCCGGCTGCCGTCCGGTACGCCGACTTCCAACCGTGAGGATCTGACCCATGAAGATCAAATCACAGTTTCCCTACGTGTGGCCTCACCTCGGTTTCGCGCTCGTCGCTGGCGAGAACGACATCGAGGAAAGCGATATCCCGCTCGCCGCTCACGCCAAGCTCGCTCACCTGAGCAAGCCGGGCATGAACGAACTGGGCGTTCGGTTGCCGGCTCCGATCAGCGGATACGAGCCGAGCAAGGCCCTGGTCGATGCTGCCAACAAGCACTTCCCGCGCAACGCAGCGGCGAAACCCCGAGCGGCGACGCTAGGGACCCTCTCGCAGTCTACTGTCGCCGCCCCCGCGCCTGAGTCGCCCAAGGGTGACGACCAGCGCGGACAGAAGCGAGGCTGACCGTGACCACCAAGAGCGAAGCCCCCCCGGCAGCCGCCGAGGATCCCGCCGCGGCAAAGGCCAAGGCGGAAGCCGAAGCGGCCGAGGCGCAAGCCAAGGAAGCCCGCGCCAAGCTGAAGCTCATCAAGGTCACGGCCACACGCAAGGCGCGCATCGACGCGCCCCATGCGGCCTGGTCGCTCAACGAGGGCGTCAATGCCTTCGAGGGCGACGTGCCCGAGCCGGTAGCTATCGCCTACGCCAAGCTGATTGTCGACGGCGTAGCTACTGTCGAGTGGGTCGACGGCATCGGCAAGGCCCACACCTGGGTCGCGCCGAAGCTTCCAGTCGACGACGGCAAACAACGCTAGCCCCCGACCATGGCCTACGACGCCACCGCATTCCTCGCGCGCTACCCCGAGTTCGCCACCACCGATCCAGACGTGATCGGTGCAGTGATGGGCGAGGCCACGCGCGCGGTGAGCGCGGAGATCTACGGAGACCGGGCCGGCGACGCAGCCGCTGCTCTCGCCGCTCACAAGCTTTGGGTCAGCCCAGCTGGCTCGAGCTTACGCGGTGAGAGCGACGAGCTGGACATGAGCGACTACCTCAAGGCGTATCAGCAGATCCGCCGGGAGTGCTCGCCCAAGTTCATGGTGCTTTGATGGCCGGCGGCGGCGTCAAGTTCAAGGACACCGACCGCGGTCTCGAAGCCCTGAAGGCACGCATCGGCAAGGCTGCTGCAGCCCGCGTCTCGGTGGGCATCCACGAGGCCGAGGGCTCGGAAGCCAGCGAAGACGGTGAAGCGACCGTGCTCGACGTGGCCGCCTTCAACGAGTTCGGCGGCGAGAACGACAACCCGCCCAGACGTAGCTTCATCGCGGACTGGGCGGACGAGAACGCGGACGAGCACAAGGAGCTGCTGCGGCGGTCGGCTGCAGCGGTCGTCAAGGGCACCCTACCGAGCACCGCGGTCGCGCTCGAGCGGCTCGGCCTGCGCTTCGTCGGCGACGTGCAGAAACGGATCGTGGCCGGCATCGAGCCGGAGAACGCCGAGAGCACGATCGAGCGCAAGGGTTCCAGCACGCCATTGGTCAATCATGGTCAGTTGCTCGGAGCCGTAACCCATCAGGTCACTGAAGGCGCCGCGGGCAAAGAATGAGCAAAGCCAATAAGCTGACCGTGCCGACACCGCCGGCAAAGGCGACGAAGAAAGCGATTCTCCGGCTGCCTCGGCAACCGCTCGCGGCTTCGGCGTCGAAGTCCAAATTGCTAGTCGTGCCCCGCCCGCCACTACCCCAAAAGCGGCGCTGATATTCAAATGAACGATAGCGGCCCCAATTGGAGCGACATCCGCCCGGGGCTGGTCGAGCTCTTCACCGAGCTCGCGCAGAACCCGGCAGGTGCTCAGGCGCCACGGTGGTCCGCCGAGTGGAACGACAGCGGCGACCGCAAGGCCGTCCCCGTCACCGGCCCGCTTCGAGGCATTACGCTCACCCTGCGGATCACAACCGTGGCTGGCATCGGCCGCGACGAGATCCGCTATGAGGACGCCGGCCAGGACCTGCAAGAGACCATCTACGGCCTCCGCAAGGTCACGCTGAATCTGCAGTGCGAGGCGACTCACATCGACGATAGCCAGTGGGCGCTCTCGGTGCTCGAGCGGATCCGCACGCGCATGGCGCGCCGTCGGGTGTTTCGAGCGCTGTGCGCACTGAACGTCGGCGTGATTGAAATCCTGCCCGCTCGTGACGTCTCGGCAAAGTCGAGGCAGCACACGCTTTCCAAGGCCTCGATGGATCTGCTGCTCACGATGGTGGCAAGCGATCGAGACCCCGTGGTCACTGGCGTCATCTCGTCGGTGGTCATCACCAGCAAACTCGAAGACGTTGACGGCCAACTGCTGCCGACTCCGCCGAACTACACCGACACAATCACCACGCCCTGAGCGCCCATCCGCGCCTGAGCGATCGAAGAGCGTGGGCCATTGCGCCCGCGCAGACGGAGAAGCATGTCCGATATCGACGACATCGTAGGCGTCAACATCGTTGTCCAGGATACCGTTCCTGACGCGCCCAGCTTCGATACGGCCCTCCTTTGCGGCTACCACACCGCGTGGGTCGACGACCTGGTGCGCCCGTATTCGGCAGCCGCCGATATGCTCACGGACGGGTTCCTCGTCACCGACGATCTGTACAACATGATGGTCGCGTTCAAGTCGCAACCAAACGCGCCGCAGACCGTCAAGATCGGGCGCCTCACCCACGTCTACACGCAGGTCATCGAGCTCACGCCCACGAGCGCCGTCCAAGGCTTCGTCTACAAGGGCGGCAGCGTGGGCGGGCTTTCGTGGACGTATACGGTTCCCGGCTCGGCAACGATCGCGACCGTGTGCACCGCAATCGCGTCGCTCATTACCGCGCTTTCTGCGGGCACCACGGCAGTCGGAGCGTCGGGCACGAAGATCGTTTGCACCACGACCACTCCCGGAAAGCTGGTCTCATTCGTTCCGGGCAGGGGAATCAAACTGCTCGACGTGACCGCCGACGCTGGGCTCGCGGCGGATCTCGCGGCAATCGCAGCTGAAGACAACGCTTGGTATGGCCTCGCCATCGCGCCGAGCTCGCGCGTCTACGTCAAGGCGGGCGCGGCCTACGCCGAGGCAAACACCAAGGCCTTCATTGGAAAGACCGCGGACTGGGACAGCGCTGACGCATCGGTCACCACTGGCGATCTCGGCAGTGAGCTCCTCACGCTCTCCTACTCGCGCACCGCGGTCATGTGGCATGGCTACGTCGCAGGCACGGAGTGGATCGACGCGGCCTGGCTTTCCTCGACGCTGAGTTTTCAGCCCGGCAACGCAACCACCGCCTTCAAGACGCTCGCCGGCATCACCGCCGACAAGCTGTCAGCCAGCCAGATCGCCGGCCTCAAGGCGAAGCGCATCTCGCGCTACATGTCTCAAGGCGGCTTGGCCATCACGTACGAGGGCCGCACGCCGAGCAAGCGGTTCATCGACGTCACGCGCTTTGTCGACTGGCTGCGTAGCGACATGCAGCTCGCTGTGTTCACGGCGCTCTATCAGAACCCCAAGGTTCCGTACGAGCAGGTCGGTGAAACGCAGATCGAGGGCGCGATGTTCGACTCGCTCAAACGTGGGCAGAGGGCGCCCAACAACGGGCTCGCCAAGGACACCGATCCGACCGTCAGCATTCTGCCGGTCGCGCAGCAATCAACGGCAGACCGCGCGGACCGAATCCTACGCAGCTGCGAGTTTACGGCGCGCCTCTCGGGTGCGCTCCACGGCGTGAAGATCTCCGGAACGCTCTCGGTCTGAGCGCCTGACGAAAGCGAGCAATAAGCTATGACTGGCAGCGCCAATTCCACGTACTCCGCGGATGCTTGGGATTTCAACTTTGCCCAGCTCCCGATCGGGACCGGCAAAGGCCCGGACGAGTTCCTCAAGTTCGAGCAGCAAGAAGACGAAGTAACGATCACGGTAGGCCTCGACGGCGAGAGCGTTTTCAACGTCGTCCCAGGACGCGCGCGCAAGGCGACGCTCACGCTGCTCGCCACGTCCAAGGGCAACGCGACGCTTTCGGCGTACCTGAACGCGAGCCGGAAGGTGAAGGGCGGCCTGCCCGCGCCGCTATTTGCCAAAGACACCCTTGGCACCACCAAGGAGTTCAGCGCGGCGGCGATGATCACGCGCATGCCTGATACGCAGGCGACGAAGGAGGCCGGCGTCACTGTCTGGGTCTTCCTGATGTCGGACCCAGACACATTCGCGGGCAGCCATTGAGCTGAGACCCCGCACTACATACGCCAGAGACTTGAGGGAGTAGACGATGGCAAAAGATACGAAGCGAGTCACGATCGGTGACTCGCAGTACATCATCACGCAGCTCGGTGCTGTCGCTGGACGACTGCTTTCAAAGCGGTTCGTGGACGCGATGGTGCCGGTGCTGCGTGATGTCGTTTGTGGTCCAGCGCTCAGCGAGCTGCAAAAGGCAGTTTCTGATTTACCCGAGGAAGCGAACGTCGAGCAGAGCATCCTGGTGATGCTGCCGGTGATCGGGCCGCCACTGCTGGACGCCGTTAGGGCGCTCCCGAACCAGCTATTCGAGGAGCTCTGCCAGGTGTTCTCCGAGAACTGCAAGGTGATGGCGGGCAGGCCTGCTACGGCTCAGCCGCTCGACACCTTGTTCGACGATCACTTCGCGGGCAATTACCTCGAGATGTACGGCTGGTTTTTCCGCTGCCTCGTGGTGAACGGTTTTTTAGCCAATTTGGGCGCCGCAGCAAAAGCAGCGTCCGCGGCCACCACCACGGAATAGAGTCGGTCACCGTCGACGTGCCAGAGCACCTCGACTGGTATATCTGGCGACCAATCGTGCACGAGCGACAGCTCTGCACACTGCGCGAATTGGAAGAGCATTACAGCCTCTCAGATCTCGCGGACATGCACGACGCGCTTGATGTGGTCGACGCGCTTGCTGCCAAAGCTCACGCGGAAAATGAGCGACGACGCGCTGAAGCTCAAAGAAAGAACTGATGTCTGGCGCGTTACGCGAAATATTGGCGATCTTTGGGACAGAGGTAGACGATACCGGTCTCAAGAAGGGCGAAAAGGGCGTCGAGTCCTTCAAGTCCACGCTCAAAGAGCTCGGTGAGACCGTCCTCGGCGCATTCGCGATCGAGAAGGTCGTCGACTTCACCCGAGAGATCCTGGAGTCGGCCGACGTCCTGGCCAAGCAGTCGCAGGCGCTCAGCGTCTCGGCTTCCGATCTCCAGGGCTGGCAGTGGGCGGCGAAGCTTTCCGGCTCGAGCGCTGAGGAGTTTTCGTCAGCGTTCACGAAGTTCAACAAGAACGTCGCCGAGGCCGGCAAGGGCACGGGCCCCGCCGCCGATGCGTTCAAGGCACTTGGCGTCAGCATCAAGGATTCCACCGGCAAGGCCGGCGAACCGATCGAGCTGTTGGACGGCGTAGCCGATGCGCTCGCAGGGATGCAGGACCCGGCTAAGCGAACAGAGGCCATCATGGCCCTGTTCGGCAAGTCGGGCGCCAAGCTGCTGCCGCTTTTCCAGGAAGGCTCGGCGGGCATCGCGAAGCTGCGTGCCGAAGTCGGTGAGCTTGGCGCAAGCTTCGACGACGCGTTCCTCGACAATGCCCAGGAGGTCAACGACAACATCGATCGCCTGAAGATGGGCGTTCGAGGTCTGGGGATCCAGGCGATCGGACCGCTGCTGCCGACGATCACGGCGTGGACGCAGAAGGGCATCGAGCTAATCAAGTGGGTCATCGATCTCACGAAGCACTCGAGCGGGCTGCAGGCTGCACTCGTCACGTTCGGCACGGTCGGCGCGGCGAAAGCGATCTCTGGGATAGTTAGCCTCGCGCAGAAGGCAGGCTTTCTAAAGACCGGCCTGCGCGGTGTGCTGCTCGAGCTCGCGCCGCTGATCCTCGGCTTCCTTGCAATCGAGGACGTCTGGACGTTCCTTACCGGCGGCAGCTCGATCACGGGCGACCTGATCGAGAAGTTTTTCGGCAAGGACGCGCCCGAGAAGGTTCGAGCCTTTGCGGCGACGCTCAAAGACACGGGGCTCGCCGACCTGGGGGCTCTGCTCAAGGAAGCGTTCGCGATCTTCACGAGCGACAAGCCGCTCGATACGAAGTTCAAGGAACTGCTCGCGTACATTGAAGGCCCGTTCCTCGCCAAGATGCAGGAGGACTTCGGCGCGGTTGGCGCGCAGATCACCATCTGGGTCGACCTGCTCACCGGTGTGCTCGGAGTCCTGACGAAGATCATAACGGCGATGGGCTGGATCGCGGACCACACGCTGGACAACCCGTTCAGCAAGGCGAACACCGATGCGCGCACGCATGCCATGGCTGCGGACGAAGGGCACAACAACGCTCTGGCCCTGACGAACCCGTTGAAGCAGCCGAGCGCCTCGGACTACACCCCGAAGGGATTCTTTCGGAACGCACTGGCATTGGTCACTGGGTTCAAGCCAGAGGATGCGGTTCCAAAAGACCTTCGCCGCGACATTGCGACCAACCAATCCTTTTCTCCGGCGGCGTTTCAACAGCTCGCGTCTTCGAGCGTGGCGACAGCGCCATTGCTTAGCTCGGCGCCCGGTGGTCCACAGGTCGAGCAAAACGTGCGCACGAGCGTCGTGCAAAACTTCCACGTGGACACCCCGAAAGAGGTGCAGGAGGCGGCCGCGGCGGGCGTGAAGTCAGGGGTTTCAAAGGGCTCCGAGATGCTAGCGACGCAAGCCGCAGTAAAGAAGATGGGCGGCTGACATGGCAACGAGCCTCACGGTGTTGCTGTGGACGGATGCGGACAGCGGTGAGGGACTCTCTCTGCAGTTCGATGTCACGACCACGGAAACCAAGGACGATTCGGTCGACATCACCGACCATCCCGTCGAAGTCGGGTCCAACGTCGCGGACAACGCGCGCGACGCACCAGCGCTGATCACGCTGGAGGCGATAGTCTCGGAGACCCCGAACCCGCAGCTCGACGCGGACGTTTCGCTAAGCACTGTCGACATCACGGTGTTTGACCGCGAGTCCAACGGTACAACGACCTTCGAGCTGGACATCCCGACCCCTCCCGTCCAGTTC